TAAGCTATTAAAAAGTTATTTACAACATCATCTAATGAAACGTATTGATATGTACCAAAGCTTTCACCTAATGCTCTTTCTTGTACTCTTAATGTAGCATTTGCTTTTGGTGCTCCATTACTTTCAAGCTCATTAGTGTTGTTTGTATTACCTGAAAAAGTTATTACACCCGTAGATCCATCGTAACTATAATTATCAGTATCTATTTCAACGCTGTTAACAAAAACTCTGATATCTGTCTTAGCACTTGGTATGCTAGGAAAGAAAACAGTTGTTAAAGTAAACGCTCGTTGACTACCATTTGGCTCTGTACTAAAAGTACTTTGACTTTGTTGGTAATATGCTTCTTGTGTTTTTTGAAATAATCCTGCCATTTAATTATCCTTTTTGTTGTTGTATATCTTCAATATTTTCTTTGTCACCTATTTGGTAAACATCAGCTGACTTCATTGCGACACCTGCTAGTTCTAATATTTTAATAACTAAAGCTGGTTCTTCTGATCCGTGTAACTCAAAGTTAGTTGATCCTGTCGCGTTATATAAAGCATCATTGTTTGCATCTAAATAATAAGCCCAGTTAACTGTTGTGGGTTGTTTTATATAATCAACTTTAACCTTTGATGCTGTTGTTAGTTCTTCGTAAAATGGTGTTGTTGCTTTGCCTTTGTAAACTTTAATTGTATTTCCTGTTCTTGTGTATATAGGATTTGTATCTGTAGGTAATAATATATTACTCTTTAATAATAATCTAAAATCTTTTTTTGTTACAGTTTCACACTCATGAGCTTCTGTAGAGCTGACATAGTATTCAACTGTTGATAGTTTATGAAGAGCTGCGGGTAAACTATAACCACTACTGTATGAACCTAAATCAGTGTCAAAAACCTCAAACAATGCTATTTTTTCTTGTAAACTAGTTACAGAGTCTGCATGTCTAGTGTCATTACCTGGTCTTCTTAGATACTGATCTAAATCAAAAAAGTACTGTTCAAATATTTCTAATTGTGCTTGATTTGCAAATCTGTTGTATTCAATAGGCGTAAGATAACCTCTTTGCTCTTTGTTTGCAATTGACTGAACTCTAGTATATACCGTGTTTATATTTACTGCCATAATTTCTTTTTATATAGTGTAGTCACCCAATAGAGTGACTACTCTATAAAGTGATTAATTAGCTTAATCTTTTTTCTAAATTGTTGTAAGCTTCTAAACCTTCATCGGTTTTAAACCAAGCTGCTAAAGCTGAATATGGATGTTCATCAAAAGGAACATTCATAACTTTTCTACCTGTCTTGGCCCATGTAAAGACCCTGTTGTCTCCAGATAAAGTTATTAATCCTAATTCAACACACTTGATTCCAAAGTTTCTAAGCTGAACATTTTCATCATTTGCTAACTCAATAAGCAATTCTGCATTTTGTTTAGCAAACACTAATATGTCTCTTCTTAGTTCTTTAGAAGTTAACTTTGAAACTTCACTACCTTGTTCTGTTCTTAGTATTGCTTCTGCTCTATCAACGTCCATGTCTCTAGCTAGATTTAAAGCTTCTATTTCTAAGTTAAGGTAATCCATATCATCTTCAGCTTCTTTAACTAAGTTTTGTTCTTGGAACAAAGTGTTTCTATCTGGATGATATAGTGATAATAGTTTCTGTAATGTTTGTTTTTCTTTTGGTACATATAGTGCACCATTTTCAAATACAATATGACCAAGTCTTGCATCACCTTTGAACTCATCTACAAATGGTGTTCTTTGGTTGATTGTATATTTTAACTCCCTCTCATATCCTTTCTCTTCATCAAAATAAAATATACCTCTTGATCTTATAGTGTATGTTAAAGGATTTAAATCTCTAAGTAAATAGTAATTCCTATCCTTCATTTCCCAAGAATCTTTTTTCTTAGGTTGTTCTTTTACAGCAACTACAGGTTCTTCTATAGCTACCGCTTTTTTTGTTTGTTTTTTTGCCATGATATAATAAAATTAAATATTAAAAAAATAAAAAGGGCTAGGCGCCGAAGCGCCTAACTCTTTTAAAAAGTATTAGTTAAGTAACATGAAGTTATTAGCTCCTTGTACTACTAGACATCTTTCTGATAAGAAGTTGATTTCCATAGCATCAAGATCAGATGTGATGTTTCCACCTACTGAACCTGTTATCCATGTTTTCATTCTCCTGTCATCAGTTTGTGAAGCTCTATATCTTACGTGTAAGAAAGGTCTTCGCATGCTTCTACCAACTACTTCATCATATACTGTTGAAGTACCAGCTGGGATTAAAACACCTCTGATATCATTGAAAGCGTCTTGACCTCTTAATGAAATATCATTTAAATATCTCCAATCTGATTTGTAGAAGTCATATGATGCTCTTCTAAATCCAGAGAAACCTAAATTCAATGCCATATCCTCAGAGTTGCTGAATACACCGTAAGATGTACCACCAGACCCGTAAGAGTTCTGAGCTGCTAACATATCATCAATTGCTAATGATACTGTTCTGTTACAATAAAGCATGTACTCTTCAATAGCACCTTGCTCGTCAAACTTTTTAAGAATCTCATCAAAAGATCCTAAGTCATCTACTGCACTAGTTCCTGCAATACCTGAAGTCACATGACCTCTTGTAGTGATAGCTTTAAACAAACCTTCAGTACCGAATGATTCTCCTGCACCGTTAATTGTTGAATCTGCTACCGATCCACCGACTGTACCTTTTTCTGACTCTAAAAGAGACATTTCAAGATAATCAGCAAACCTTAATCTAGTTTCAGCTTCTGCTTTTAGATACCATAAGTATCCTGAAGTACCGTCTTCTGCGCCAACTTCAACCCAACCGATTCTTGAAGTATCAGATCCAGAAATTGAATAATGATCTTTTAAGATAATTGGTTTGTTGTTAAACGTATTAAACTGAGGCATAACTGGGTTGTTACCAGCAGTTTCGCCCATACCATTAGTTCCCTTACCAAATTCAGAACCATAAACAAATACTCTACCACTTGCTGCTAGAGTTGTTGTGTTGATACCTGAAACATCTGCAATATCACCTGAAGCATGACCTGTTGTATAAGGAGCTACTGTGATTTTATTACCTGCTGGTAAGTGCGTTACTAACGCTCTAAATACTACTGCATTAGCTTGACCATCAGATACTAGAACTGTTTGACCAATTCTGATACCGTGAGTAGCTGCTGCTGCTGCGCTTGATCCTGGAGCCGCACCTAAAGTAAGGTCACCAGTGTTGGATCCTGTTGCATATCCTGTTACTTTATACGAAAGGTGTAACCTACCTTGTTCTGTCCAAACCACTTGATCTGAGCTCATTGCCTCTTCTGCCCCAATTGCCGATAAGAAACCAGATATAGTTCTTTTACCATATACTTCTGCTTCTTGTTCAATTAGATCAGGTAAGTACTGCTGAGACCAGTCATTACTACCAGATGTAAAATCTAAATAGTTAGTAGTTATTGCCGCTTTAACTGGTGAAGGTACGCTATTTAACGCCGATCCACCTGTTGGAGTAATTGCTGCCATAATTATTTATATTTATAATTGTTAAAATTTATTTTGATTTTGGTTTAAAACGAAATGAACTCATATCGTTGTCTTGTAAAACTTTTACTTTAAGGCCTCCTGCTTCAACTTCACCAAGACCTTGTCTAGGATCCATGTTAACATTTTTTGCTTTTGCGATACTATCTTTTATAGCATCAGCTCTACCTTGTTCGTAAAAATGATTCGCAACAGCGTCAGCGTTCATTGCTGTAAACAAAGATTTGTGATATCCTTTTGCATCAGATATGGTATTACTTTTGTTGTCAACAAATTTGTTAACAAAATTATTAATATCACCTTGTTGCTCTTTGACATTACTTGCATCTTTAACATTAAATCTAAATCTTTTCTCACCTATGCTATATTCAAAACCTTTAAAGTTTTTATTAAATACATCTTTAGTTTTTTGATCAAATGTAGTTTTTTGTTTTTCTACAATCTTATCCTGCTTACTTCGTTCTTCATTGTATCTATTAAAAAAATCAACAGCCTTTTGTTGGTCAGGTGTTAACTTAACACCAGCGTTAATTTCCTCATAGTATTTAGACTTTTGCCTGTCTAATTGGGCTTTAGCGTCGGCAACTTGCTCTTTAAACGCTAATTTCTTTCGCTTGATATCTTTTGGATCATCAGCCTCATCGTCGTAAGTAAAGTTATCTTCCATTAAGAAATCTACTTCATCACTTGCTAGATGTGGTTTTGTTTGTTTATAGTATTCTCTTAATAACGCTGTGTCATCAAACTTACTATAGTCTTGATTTAATTTAACATAATCCTCAAGATCACCACCAGTTTCTTCCATAAACTTCATAAGCTTTTGGATGTTTTCTGGTAACTCTTCCCCAGCTTCTTCTGCTTTTTCAATCGCCTCTTCAACTGCTTCCTGTACTTCTTCTACCTTTTCTTCTACTTTCTCGTCAGTTATTTCTTCTAAAACTGGAGCTTCTTTCTCTTCAACAACCTCTTCTTTCTTCTCTTCTACTATCTCTTCAACAACAGGTTTTTCCTCTTGTTTCACTTCTTCTTTAGGTTGTTCTTCTTTAACCTCTTCTTCTTTAGGTTCAGCAAGATTTACCTTTATAGGTGTATCATCTTGTTGAAACTTTTTAAGACGAGGTTTTTTTACCTTAGCATCACCTTGTGGTGACTCGGCGTTTTTTTCGTCTATCTTGACGTTTTCATCTTTTGCCATAATATAATATTATAAAATTAAACATATGTACTCTCGTACAATTTCTTAAGCTTTTCCTATGTATGCTATAATTTGTCCAGCGTTTATATCGATCTCAGTATATCTACCGTAAATTGTTACACCAGCTGGAACATCTACATTAGTTTGTGTTATTTGCACACCACCAGATCCTAAACTTGTTGTTTCAGCGTCAGCATCTGCATCATTAGCTGCTCCTTCAGAGTTAGCCCAAACAGTTGCGTCATCTGCAACCAAGCCACCTGAGCTATCAAAATCTGTTGCTGTTAAAGCTGTTATAGCTACAAATACATGACCCGTAGGAGGTTTTATAGCATCACTAGACGCTGTTGTAAAAACAGATCCAGTTATCTTACCAGTCCAATCATTAGTTACTATTGCCATTATTATTTATTTATTTGTTAAACATTAACTTGGTTCGAATCTTCCTAAACCAATATCTCCACTTATTATATCATTACCTGAAGATTCAAAATTTTTATTTTTTGATGCAGCAGTTTTTCTTTGCTCCATACCTTGCATCACAACTCTTGTGTCTTTTCTATCTTCACGACCTTCTTCCATAGCCCTTGCAGCTTGTTTGTCAGCTTGCTTTAGTTGTAAGTTATACTGAAACTCTTGCTCCATTAATTGTTTTTTAAGTTCAGCTTCAAGTTGTAATTTGTTAGCGTCAAGTTCAGCTTGCTGTGCATTGTTTTGTAGCTCCAGCGCTTGTATAGCTTGTTGTTTTTGAACTTCAGCTTGAGCGGCAACCTGTTGTGCTTGTGCGTTAGCTTGAGCTTGTTGTTGTATGTTTTGCTGTGCTATAGCTTGATCTCTTTCTATTTTCTTTTTACGTCTTAACTTTAGTAACTGATTTGCAAGCTTTATATTTCTAACTTCTCTAATATCAATTGCATCTTCAAGTTCTATACTATTAGCTTGTAAAGCCATTTGTATATTGTTTTCTAATAATTGTTTTTCTTCTTCATCAGGTTGTAACTGTAAGAATATACCAAAGTCATACAAGTGTAATTCACTTAGCTCTGCTAATGTTGCTACGTTGTGTGCGCCAATTGCTTGTATAAATGCGTCTCTTGTTGGTGAATACTCTATAACATCTGATATTCTCAATGATAAGTTTTCTGCTAGTTCTGATGTTAAAAATAAACCGCCTTGCAATATATGCCTTGTTGCAACGTTTGAATTTGCAGCTGCTAGTTTTTGTACACCTACTAAAGCGTTTGCATCTGGTGTGCTAGCATCTCTAGCTTCGTTTAATCCAGTTACATCTCTTATCATTTGTAAATAATAATTGTATGTAGTGATTAAACTTTGTAGCTTTTGACCACCACTACCACTTGATATTTCTTGTATAGGAACTTTACCAGGGTTAGGATCACCTTCTTGCGTTATTGATCTACCTATGATACTACCAGTTTGGAAGAACATATTTAATGCTTCTTGTGGATTATAATTTGTACCGTTACCTAAATCAACTTCAGCTAAACCGTCGGCATCTAAGTAAACACCATCAGGTACTAATCTTGACATTACTTGCTGTAACTTCAAGTGAGTTAACTGTATCATATCAGCAAAACCTGTTACCCTTTTTACTAATGATTCTATTCTTCCCTTGTATATTCTCGGTGCATGTATAGCATAATTCATTTTAACCTTAGTATAATCACTCTTTGGTCTTAACATATTTTGAGCTAAATTCCACTTTAATAATTTTTTTGTACCTAATATTAATGCTCCTTCGTATAGAACTTCTAGTGAGTTAGATAATTTTTCAAATGGAACTTCACCAACAGCTTCAAATGAATCATCTTTTTGTATAGCCTTTGAACCACCCGTACCTGTTTGTTTTAACTTATATACTTCATTGTTATATGTTTTATAATTAAAATATAATACTTGAGCGATATTATTATCAACATTATTATCATTGTATGATGAACTGTATCTATTTGCCGCGTATGCATTTTGATGTGGTTGATCTTCTATTTCCAATAAATCTTCATTTGTTAATTGTGGAAATTGTTTTTTTAACTCGTTTATGGGTATATTTTTTACTTCACCACAGTAATATATATCATCAAAATACGGAGACTCAGTGTATGAGTATACTAAATTAGCAGGATCAACATAATCAACTGTTATACCTGATGATGTATCAAAGTTATTTTTAACGGCAGCTATACCAAGCACCGCTATATCATAATACAATCTTTTTAATGTTTGATCGTATTTATTGCCATCAAACAAAACGTTTATTGCTTGCTCCTCTGCTATTTCTATTGATTGCTTATAAGTTAATTGCATGTGAAGCTCTAACTCTTCTTGTGAACCAGGTAATTCTGCTTTATCGTTTTCATATAGATTAATACCAAACTGATTTATAGCCTCATCTTGAAACTCTGCCGTTTGCATGTCTCTTATTATTGACTCCATATATTCAGTTCTTTTTTGAACACCAAATGGATCTTGAGAATATGCTTTAATATCATAAGCCCTTTCTGCTATACCATTAACAACAATATCAACAAATTTTGGAATTACAGGGACTGGTGTCCAGTCTAGATTTAGATATGATAAATCACCGTTAATTGATAATTCATCTTTGTATTTTTGAACTGATTGTTCGCCTCTTGCATATAATCTTAACTTGTGAAAATCTTGTTGGTTTAAACTAAATCTATTAGAATTAAAGTCCTTACCAAACCATTCAGCTTCAATTGCTTGACCTACTTTTAATCCGTACTCGTAGCTGTTCTTTTCTTGATCACTGACTACTTGACTTGGAAAATAATTTTGTGCACTTTTTGTGTTCATCTTTTATTTTATTATTTGTGAAGTAAAACCTTCGTTATTATACTTTGAAAAACTTAAGTCTACTTTTGCTTTTTGAATCTTTTTATTCGGCTGATAAAGGTGTCTATTACATGCCATAATAGCAAGCCCGCTGCTAATAGTAGCATCAAACTTAGTACGCTTAGTAATATCAAACCTCGACCAATCATTTAGTGTTCTGTTAAAATACATGTTACCACAACCTCCATCTGACTTTAAACCTACATTTTGTTGTATGTAAGTTTCAATAGCTGCCGCGTGAGCTTGCTTTATATCTTCACTAGAATTTGGTATACCACCTATTTCTTTTTCTGTGGTTGATAGTTTATTCCAAACTTTATCTGGCCTATTCATTGAATAACCTCTATAACCGCGTCTTCTTAAATGATACAATAAACGTGGTTTGTTATTCTCTGCAAGTATTGGCATGCCATAAAACACTAATGCCATTAAAACATCTTCAAAAAATATTTCAGCGGTTGCTGGTCTAGCCACGTACTCTAAAAAGAATTGACTAGGAGGCGCGTCCTCCATACTAAACTTTGTTAATCCATGTAAAGCACCATTAGATCCTAAACCGTCTACAGTACCTGATATATCATAACTATCACAACCAAAAGCACCCATGTGTTCATTGCCTGGATAATTAGTTCCGTTTTTGTCAATTACTTTATTTTGCAAATGTGACGGTGGTACCCAACTAACTTTAAATCTACCGCCTGGATCTGGGTAAAACTGTACGTTTGAATCTTTTACCCCGTTAACCCACTGAAAATTACCAGTAGATACACCTTGATTTGTTTCTTCGTTGTAATCTATTTGTTCGTATATTTTTACTAGATTAAATATACTATTCTTTGTTTCATCTCTAAACGCATGTTCTTCAGATCTTGGAAACTGTCTGTAAAACTCGTTTAATGCATCTTGATCATTTTTTAAACCATCTGCTTCATTTTGCCAGTGATCTATAACGCCAGTATCAATAATGTCGTTGTGTGGGCCGTGGATCTCGTTATCTGGTGTATCAAACACAGGTAAGCCATACTCATCCATAAATCCTTCATAGTTCCACTCCATTGGTATAAAAAACGAATATAGTCCTGAAGCTGTTTGGCCATTTTTATTTCTTTTAGTTACGTCAGAGTTATAATATAATTTCTTAAAATTATCACCACCTTTATCTAGTGCATTACAAGTACTACCCATCATACACTTACCTATGATTCTACTACCTAATCTTAGAGTTGTTTTAGTTACTCTCCAGTTGTTTAATATATTATCTGGTCTTTCCCACTTACCTGATTCATCGTGTGCAAGAAGTTTTAGTTTCTCACCATCATATGAATTATCACCGGTGTTTTTCCAATCGATAGTCGTATCAAGACCGGTAAGTTCTTCTGGTTGATCGCTGGCAGCAACGGTAAGCTTTCTTCTTGTAAGCTTAGACGCTGGTACTCTGTACGCCAACTCTGTCTTCGGCCTGTCCATTCCATCCTGTATAGGTTTGAAAAAGAAAGGATAGTTGACTGATATTGGAACAACTTTATCCGTGAACATCTTTTTAGCGTCGGCACCAGACTTAGATAATATACCGAATCTTGCATCTGATGATATTGTGGCAAGGTTAACGATTTCACCTGAGGCCATAAATGAAAAACCAGATCGTCTGTTTTTAAGGTAACACATGCCATATGATCTTGTATCTGATTTACAAGCTTCCCAGAATATAAAGAATAATCTATTTGCTTCTCTAAAGTCAGGGTGTCCAACGTCAATCTTTGACCATTGGAGGTACATGTAATGAGTACCAGTAACATAAGTAGCAATACCCTTGTTATAAAACCAGAAACCATTTTCTCTTCTTTTAAATTCATCCTCTATGTAATCAATATATTTGTTTTTAAACTCACCAGGATATTCTCTCCAATCAAATATTGATTTTATCTTATTGAGTTCTTTTGGGTATGGCATCACTTGCCATTTGTCATTTTCAAACTTATGTATTTTCTTTGGCGCTTTTGGTAATGCTATTTGAAAGTTTTGTATTTCTATTATATCACCAATCTGCCCTGTCTTAGATATAACAACAATGTCGTGTTCTTTATTATACCCGTACTTCCACTTTTTACTTTTGTTTAACCTATTAACAGTTGTTAACTTTATTGGTTGAACAATTTTGTATAATGTTTGGTTGTACATTATGTAGATCTGTTTTCAGCAAAGCCGCCAAAAGCTTGTGGCTTATCTTCTTTCAATTTACCATCTAACATATTCTGCTCGTCTTGTATTTTGTTTAATATTTCAAACGCATCAAATATAGCTAGCTTTTTAGTTGCTGCTGCATTTTTTAATCTATCAGCTGATACATCTTCTTCTGTATCTATAATTTCTTCTTTGGCTACTTTAATTAATTCATCAACCGCCTTATAACCAGCTTGGATTATATTCTTCTTCTTGTCCTTGATATTCATATTTAATTGTAATTGAATTAGTTAACACTCTATATAACCTCTCGCGCTCTATAACAAACTCAAACTTACTATTGGGACTAAACCCCACTAAAGTATTTTTTGTTATTCCTAGCGCGTCTAAGGAATTATTAGAATATTTTAAAACACCAATCAAAGGTTGTTCTTTTTCCTCACTAAACTTCTCATATGATTTTATTGGTTTTACAAAACAATACTCATCAGGCGCAGTCCATATACCTTTACTTTTATATAAAAATATTTGGTCTTTAGCAACACAGTATGTATGCTCGTCTATAAAGCTTCTACTGTTTTTCTCTAAGCCCTCTGCGTTATACCAACGTCTAAATACATTATGGTGAAGAATTACTTCATCACCAATTTGTATATTAGTATCACCAACTTTAGGTAACGCTTTTACAACTCCTGTACGGTTTATCATTAAATGATCTTCTATTGAAGCGTTCAGCACGAGTTTAGTATCACCTACTTGTTTCGTGTTGTTGTAGCGTTTACCTTTTGGTGTTATGATAAAGTCAAATAACCCTTTCAATACTCTAGGTTATACTCGACTGATATTGCCATGTTTTTATTAAAGTCTTTCCATGGTAATACGTCTTCATTTTTTTTAATAAACACACTATATTTGTCTTTACCGTCTATGATATCACAAATAGTGTGCCCGCCATAAACCTCTTGACCTACAGAATAGTGCATAGCATCGTTCTTGTAATCTTTGCCAACACTAATTTTTCTTATTAGTTTCATCTTCCTCTATTTTTTGATATTCACCTGAGTTAACATCAATGTTCAACTTATCACCCTTACCGTACAACACATCCATCTTCTGATGAAACTCTTCTAGTTGTCTCTGTAAATTTATAATAGCTTGTGCTATTACTACCTTTTGTGTTTCTAAAGTACCAAGTCTAAGCTTAGCTTGATTAATGTTAGAAACTCTATCTTGTAATTCTTTTAGTTCGTCTTTTTTTATTTTCATTGTATTAAATTTTATTTTTTATTTTTTGGTTTTCTGCTATCAATAAACCAATTTTTATATTTATCTCTTTTAGCAGTTATGTATTCAAAGTACTTATCAACTTTTTCTTTCCAGTTTTTATCTATCCTAGGACATATAACTCCTGATTTAGGACTTGAAAAAACTTTGTTGATATAATTTCTTGCATCATGCTTGTTATCAAACAAATGATTACTAACACAATAAAAAGATCCATAAAATATATTGTTCCATACATCAAATGGTTCTATGTCTTTACCTAATACACTTGCATATACAGCACTTTCACTTAAATGCGTTGTGTAAACTTTCTTAGACTTTTGTATATAGTAATACATGTCCATCTCTCTTGGCAATACGTTTTCCTGCCCAAACAAATCTTTCATTTCACCAATTATCTGATGGGTTGTTATCGGGTGTGGCTTAAATAAAACGTTACCTTTATGTGTTCTTTGTATATGCCTCATTTTATTCAAACAACATCTGTCTTTTAATTTGTTTGAACCTGGAAGTATAACTAAGTAATCTTTAGCTGGCCACTTTCGGTAGTCATCTAATCTATCTTTGTACTTGTTGGCTGTGTTATCTGTTATATTACTTACAAAATAAGAAGCATAATCTAAAACTTCATGATCTTTATCATTAAACGCGTCTGGTAATTGCGCATCTCTTATTTTAAAATTCATTGGCTGTAAATAAAAACACGTTGCCAACTCTGTGTATGCCATTGTTTTAAAGTAAGGCATTTCCTCTGCCATTACATCATAAGCATACTCTATTCCGTTTTCGCTACACTTTCGTATAACGTAGCCTTCTACTTGCTCTAAGTAATCGAGCTTATCATTTTTTTGAAGGTGCCCTATTCTTTCTTTAAGGACCTTCCTATTAAACATTTCCATATTATTAAATTAAATTTAAATTTCTTTATATACTATTACACACTTTTAATCTTTTCTAACTAGGTGCCAACGCTGTTGTAGTCTACCCTGTCAGTATTGTAATCTGCTCTTGTAGTATTGTAAAAAGATATACCAGTAGTAAATGTTGTTGTTGTGTTAAATACCGTGTTAGTACTTATAACAGTATTGGTTGCTCTTGTAGTATTGTAAGTTGTAGTAGTAGCTCTATTAGTTGATACCACAGTTGTTGTGTTAGTTGAAGTGTTGTAAGTTGTAGTTGTATTTCTGTTTGTAAGGGTTGACGTGTTAAATACAGTAACAGTTGCTGTTGTGGTGTTGAACGTGGTAGTTGTAGCTGTGGTAGTATTAAATACTGTGGCTGTGATTCTGATTGTTCCTGTAGCCGTGCTGGTAGATTTGCTTGTTTCGTATGTAGTTGTAGTGGCTCTGTTAGTTGACACAACAGTACTTGTAGCTTTCTCCGTAACAGTACTTGTATTAAATACAGTTGTTGTGTTTCTATTTGTACTTATAGTAGTTATAAATATTGTAGTTCTTGATGTGTTAAAGGTTGTGGTTGTGTCAATATTTGTTTCGTACGTCGTGCTATATACAGTTATAGTGTTAGTACTTGTGTTAAAAGTAGTTGTGGTAGCTGTGCTAGTGTTAAACGTTGTTACTGTAGCTGTTGTAGTATTAAATACCGTTATTGTATTTGTTGATGTATTAAATACGGTATTAGTTGTTCTATTAGTTGACACTACTGTATTTGTAGCTTTACTAGTATTTGTTGATGTGTTAAATACAGTGGTTGTACTAGTATTTGTATTATAAGCAGTTGTTGTACCTCTTGTAGTATTAAAAGTTGTTGTAGTATCTACATTAGTTGAGTATGTTGTTGTATATGCCGTAATAGTGTTGGTTGATGTATTAAAAGTTGTGGTAGTATCGATGTTTGTAGATACTGTCGTGCTTGTTGCTCTATTTGTACTAACTACAGTACTAGTTGCTTTTTGTGTTACAGTTGATGTATTAAATACAGTAACAGTAGCTGTACTAGTATTGAAAGTAGTAGTTGTTGCTCTATTTGTTGATACAGTTGTTGTAGTATTAAAAGTTGTTGTAGTACTAGTATTAAAAGTTGTAGTAGTAGCTGTACTAGTATTAAAAGTCGTTGTTGTAATAAATGTGGTTGTAGTTGAAGTGTTAAATACAGTAACGGTAGCCGTGCTTGTATTAAACGTAGTTGTAGTATCAACGTTTGTAGACACCGTGGTACTAGTAGTAACAGTTGTAGCAGTGCTTGTGTTAAATACAGTATTTGTAGTTTTTGTAGTTTCGTATGTAGTAGTAGTTGCTCTATTTGTACTGTATGTAGTTGTAGTACCAAATGTAGTCGTTGTGCTAGTATTAAAGGTGGTGGTTGTAGCTTGGTTAGTACTATATGTAGTTGTTGTATTAAACACAGTTGTTGTACTGGTATTGAATACTGTTACTGTGCTGGTAGAAGTATTAAAAGCAGTAGTAGTGGCTCTGTTTGTAGATATAGTTGTAGTTCTTGATGTTTGCGTTGTAGTTGAAGTATTAAAAACGGTGTTAGTTGTTTTTGTTGTTTCAAACGTGGTGGTCGTAGCTCTATTTGTACTAATAGTAGTAGTTCTACTAGTTGCTGTAGATGTTGACGTATTAAATGTAGTTGTTGTAGCTCTATTAGTAGATATAGTCGTAGTCCTTGAAGTCTGTGTTGTTGTGCTTGTATTAAATACAGTATTAGTTGCTGTTGACGTATTATATGTAGTAGTAGTTGCCCTATTTGTACTTATCGTAGTGGTTCTGCTAGTAGAGGTTGCAGTCGAGGTATTAAAAGTAGTTGTGGTGGCTCTGTTAGTAGAGTATGTTGTTGTTGTAGCTCTATTGGTAGATATAGTAGTTGAGCGAGATGTAGATGTAGTAAACACAGTTGTCGTTGCTCTATTAGTAGAATATGTTGTGCTAGTTCCAAATGTAGTTGTCGTTGCTCTATTGGTAGATATAGTCGTGCTAGTTCCAAAGGTAGTTGTTGTAGACCTATTTGTTGAAACGGTTGTGCTGGTTGCAAATGTTGTGGTTGTGTTATAAGTTGTAGTTGTATTAAAAGTAGTGGTTGTGGCACGGTTAGTACTAAACGTTGTGGTTGTACTTGTATTAAATGTTGTTGTTGTTGCTCTATTAGTAGAATATGTTGTAGTAGTTCCAAATGTAGTTGTTGTAGATCTACTTGTTGATACAGTTGTACTAGTTGCAAACGTTGTAGTTGTATTAAAAGTCGTAGTTGTGTTAAACGTGGTAGTTGTGGCACGATTCGTACTAATTACTGTTGTTGTACTAGTGTTAAATGTAGTTGTAGTACTTCTACTTGTAGCGGTGCTTCTACTTGTAGCAGTACTTTTAGTTGTGTTAAACGTTGTGGTTGTACTAGTGTTAAACACGGTATTAGTGGCTCTACTTGTAGACATAATGGTGGTTCTACTTGTGGCAGTACTTCTACTTGTAGATTTATTAGTTACCGTACTTGTGTTAAATATTGTTGTGGTATTAAACGTAGTAGTTGTGTTTCTGTTAGTAGATGTATTTCTACTTGTAGCTGTTGTTTTATTTGTTATTGTACTAGTATTAAATGTAGTGGTAGTTGCCCTATTAGTACTTATAGTTGTAGTTCTACTAGTTTGAGTTGTTGTAGACGTGTTAAACGTAGTAGTAGTTGAACTACTTGTAGCGGTGCTTCTAGTTGTTAGTTTGTTTGTTATTGTGCTGGTGTTAAATATTGTTGTGGTGTTAAAAGTTGTTAGAGTTGTGTAGGTTGTAGTTGTATTAGTACTAGTATTAAACGTTGTAGTTGTGCCAGTACTGTATCCACCACCATCTGTTCTTGCAGCGTGACAGTCTAATGATGCACCATTATCAAAAACACCAGACGCTGACGGAAGCGTATCACTACCAATAGGAAGTAACACAGGCTGATTAACATCAAACTCAAACCAACTAGTATTATCAGTACCACCTTCTATTTCATATGAAACATTTTCACTATCAGCACTATGCCTTAATCTAATTCTACCACCATTATCCATTAAAGCCTTAAGTACATTGTACTGGCTATCCCCATCCGCATCTGTAGCAGACATTGCCAGTTTAGTAACACTTAGAACAGCAGCATTATTACCTCTTATTTGACCGGCACCAGGATTTGCCATTGAAACATTTGTACTCCAGTTAAATACAGCACCTTCGTTGGTCCCGTCACCTCTAAACAGTATTTGATTTTTTGTTGTAGCAAGAACCGTATTAGTACTTGTATTAAACGTTGTTGTAGTATTAAACGTTGTTGTAGTATTTCTGCTAGTAGACGTTGATCTACTTTCCGTCGTGGTTCTATTTGTAGACACTGTGGCACTAGTAGCTGTTGATCTAGTTGTAGCTGTTGCTCTAGTTGTGGTAAACGTAGTGGTAGTACTTTTACTTGTAGCTGTTGACCTAGTTGTGTTAAAAGTTGTGGTTGTATTTGTTGCTGTAAGTCTATCTGTAACTAAAGATGTTTGAAAAGTTGTAGTAGTATTAGGCATTATCTGCACCTCCTTCCCCAATAAGTATACCGTTAACAAAGTAATTATAGTTAACGCCTAGCTTACATATTTCGTATATAGTATTATCTGAGTCATCAAAATCTATTTGTGTTATTTCTATTTCATCACCAGCAACGCCATATAACTTATCACCAACAAGTAGTTGATTTACATTAAAATCTCGCCACGTATTATTTCTTTTTGCTATTATAGGCTGGTTGCCAGTTGCTTTTAAATTAGAGTTGATAGTGTAAATACCTTTTGCTTTCATTACAAAAACATTTTTATCACCTCTTTGTTTTGTTGATGTTTTACCTGATACATCTGATGTCAATAGTGTGTCGTGTTTAACCGCTTGCCACATAGGAACAGCATCATCACTGTTAACATGAATAGTAGCGTCTTGCCTTACCACGCCATAGCCTGTTGCTGGCTTTTGATTTGTATACACAGGTAAGTGATATACAGTTCTGTTGAAATATTGATTTGCAGGTGGATTAATATTAACATCGTAAAAATCAATATGATCATCTGGCCAATAAAACTTCATCCACGGGTCTGTTGTACCACCGCTCCAGTTCCACCACGATATTCTACTGCCTTGCTTTGCTTTTTGCTTTACAAAATACGCAAACTTTGGGTGTAAGTCTGCATCAGCGTATGTGTCCATTAATATAACGTCGTACCTACCCGCTTCTTGCATTAAACTAAACCACCTGTCGTTTACGGCTCTTACCGTTGGATTACTAGAGGCAAACTCAGCTAGCTTAGGTTGTATTTGTGGATGCGTTTCTGCTATTGTATGTGATGCAGGTTTTCTAGCCTGCACAGCTGTAGCTAATATACCCATGCCAAAACCACACTCTAGAACATGGTCACCTTCATTAACGCACACCTCTGCCATCTTTTCCATAATAGGCTGTTCCCAACCCATCATAACCTCCCATGTTTCTTGCGCTGCCGGGTTAAACCAAACAATATCACCATTATCCCTAACTGTAAGGTCTGCCTTGTGATAATTGACTTGTGTATCCGACGGTTTTTCGTATCCTGACATATTTTTATTATTACATGTTTATTTTCTTAGTTACAACCTCTACTACAGCCACCACCGCCACCACTTGCTGTGAATGTTGATCTTGATGTATTGAACGCTGTTACGAATACTGTAGTTGTATTTGTTGCTGTAGATCTTGTTGTATTAAACGTAGTTGTGGTATTATACGTGGTTGTTGTACTTCTTGATGTATTGTAAGCTGTAGTTGTGCTAAATGTAGTGGTTGTATTAAACACGGTTGTGGTGTTAAATGTGGTCGTTGTATTGTATGTGGTTGTAGTGTTAAATGTTGTTTCAGTAGTTCTATTTGTTGATGTATCTCTATTAGTAGAAACAATTGTCACAAACGCGGTGTAATGAGACTTGGATCTACCAACGGTTGTCGTAGCGGTAGTAGTACTAGTGTTATATGTTGTACTAGTACTTCTAGATTCTGTTGTATTTCTACTAGTTGCTGTAGCTCTATTAGTAGATCTTATATGTGATGAATATGTAGTTGTAAACTGAGTTGTTGTATCAAACGTGGTAGTCGTATTTCTATTTGTACTATATGTGGTAGTGGTACCAAACGTTGTAGTGGTACTAGTATTGAAAGTAGTTGTAGTAGCTCTATTGGTTGCCCGTATGTGTGATGCGTATGTAGTTGTGGTATTAAATGTAGTAGTGGTAGTAAATACAGTATTTGTAGTTCTACTAGTTGCCGTAGATCTATTAGTAGATCTTATAAGCGATGAATATTGCGTTACAAAAGTTGTAGTTGTACTAAACGTAGTGGTAGTACTAGTATTAAATGTTGTTGTGGTATCTCTATTTGTTGATATAGTAGTACTCTTGCTCGTGTTATATGTGGTTGTTGTGTTAAAAGTGGTTGTTGTGTTAAAAGTAGTTGTCGTAGCTCTATTTGTACTGATTGTTGTACTAGTACTAGTATTAAATGTAGTAGTTGTTGATCTACTTGTTGCTGTAGATTTACTTGTAGCTGTACTTCTAGTAGTCTGTGTGTTTGTGCTAGTATTGAATGTGGTTGTAGTTGATTTACTAGTTTGTGTCGTTGTGCTAGTATTAAACGTAGTTGTCGTGGCTCTATTTGTACTGATTGTTGTACTAGTACTGGTGTTAAACGTGGTGGTCGTTGATCTACTTGTTGCTGTACTTTTGCTTGTAGCTGTACTTCTAGTGGTCTGTGTATTTGTACTGGTGTTAAAAGTAGTTGTGGTTGACCTACTAGTTTGCGTAGTTGTACTAGTGTTAAACGTAGTGGTAGTTGATTTACTTGTTTGCGTTGTGGTGCTAGTGTTAAATGTAGTTGTAGTAGCTCTATTAGTACTAGTACTAAACGTAGTTGTTGTAGACGTGTTAAACGTAGTTGTGGTACTTGTAGAAGTATTAAACGTAGTAGTTGTAGCTCTATTAGTTGAATACGTAGTAGTAGTATTAAACGTTGTCGTAGTAGATGTATTAAAAGTAGTAGTAGTATTTGTACTTGTATTATACGTTGTAGTCGTATTTCTATTTGTACTATATGTGGTAGTGGTACCAAAAGTTGTAGTGGTACTAGTGTTGAAAGTAGTTGTGGTAGCTCTATTTGTTGAGTACGTAGTTGTGGTATTGAATGTTGTAGTGGTAGACGTATTAAATGTTGTTGTAGTACTCTTACTCGTATTAAAAGTGGTAGTTGTATCTACATTAGTAGAATATGTAGTGGTAGTACCAAACGTGGTAGTAGTACTTGTATTAAATACAGTTGTAGTAGATTTACTTGTTTCATATGTAGTAGTTGTAGCCCTGTTAGTAGATATGGTAGTTGTCCTGTTTGTAGATGTAGACGTACTAGTATTAAATGTAGTGGTAGTTGCCCTATTAGTACTTATAGTTGTAGTTCTACTAGTTTGAGTTGTTGTTGAAGTATTAAATGTGGTGGTTGTATTAGTACTTGTGTTATAAGTTGTTGTAGTGTTTCTATTTGTAGATATAGTTGTACTTCCAGCGGTGGTTGTATTAGTACTTGTATTAAACACAGTATTAGTAGACCTACTAGTTGATACCACCGTATTAGTAGCTCTGTTAGTTGATATAGTTGTAGTTCTACTTGTAGATGTTGACCTATCAGTTTCGTAAGTAGTGGTGGTTGCTCTATTAGTACTTATTGTAGTTACTCTACTTGTAGCTGTGGCAGTAGAAGTATTAAATGTAGTTGTGGTTGCTCGGTTAGTAGATACTACAGTATTAGTAGCTATATTAGTTTCGTATGTAGTTGTATATGCTGTAGTCGTATTAGTGCTAGTGTTAAACACTGTAACAGTATCCGTACTAGTATTAAATACAGTATTAGTTGCTCTATTAGTACTAACAACTGTACTTGTTGACTTTTGTGTAACCGTACTTGTATTAAACACTGTGTTTGTGGTGGTTGATGTGTTAAACGTTGTGGTAGTGCTTGTTGATGTGTTGTACGTAGTGGTAGTTGCTCTGTTGGTAGCTATTGTAGTCGTAAATACAGTTGTAGTACTAGTTGATGTGTTGAATGTTGTTGTAGTATCTATATTGGTACTATACTCAGTAGATGTTGATCTATTGGTTACAACAACAGTATTGGTAGCTCTATTAGTAGAGTATGTTGTGGTAGTATTTCTATTAGTTGATACCACCGTGCTTGTTGTCTTCTGTGTTACAGTAGACGTATTGAAAACAGTATTAGTAGTTCTAGTTGTTTCAAATATCGTTGTTCTACTAGTTTCATATGCTGTTTCAAAAACAGTATTAGTGGTTATGTTAGTAGAGAAAGTCGTAGTAAAGTTTGTTGTAGTATTAGTAGATGTATTAAATGTAGTAGTGGTAGATGTGCTAGTGTTGAAAGTTGTGGTAAACGTAGTGGTAGTATTGAAAACTGTACTAGTATCTATATTAGTCGAGTATGCAGTATTAGTAGTTCTGTTAGTACTAACTACTGTATTGGTTGATCTGTTTGTAGAAAGTGTTGTATTGAAAGCTGTCGTCGTGGATGTTGACGTATTAAAGGTTGTTGTAGTTGATGTAGACGTGTTGAATGTGGTAGTTGTACTTGTAGATGTGTTGAATGTGGTTGTTGTAGAATACGCTGTCTGCGTCGTACGGTTTGTAGACGTGCTCCTCGAAGTTGAGGTACTTCTCTTAAATATTCTAAATAAATCCCACATATACTACATTATGAAAAATCACCAACAAAATTGACTAATGCTTGAGTTGATGATATCACAACGTATGATATTACTGACGTGTCGTTTGCTCCTGTAGCAAAATTTACACTAGCACCCGCTGGTGTTAGCATGTTACTTGGTAAAGCTGCCATAGCAAAATCTGCCCCTATACTTGAAGGGTTTTTAAGTATTATAACACCAGATTGTCCAACGTTTTCACTGGCTATTGTCATAACTAATGAGTTTGAATTATCTACTAAGTTAACTACAAAGTTATCGTTTGCTGTTAAATTTATCGTTGATACACCACTACTAGGCGTTACTGTTGTTATTGTTCTTCTTAAATTTTGAGTTACTTTTATACTACCTGTTACATCAAAATCACTACTTACTGTTCCTGAACCTGTCAGAGCTAATGTGCTACCATCAAATGTTAAATTAGCCTCGCCGTTTAAACTGTCGGCATCAGATGTTGTTATTATCCTATTATCAGCGCCATTAGCAATATCTACATTACTATAATTTGCTTTTGTAAAATTACCAAGTTGTGCTAGCGTAAAGTTTTTAGTTGAACCTGATACATCTGTACCTATCAACTTATCACCGTCTGTTAAACTTGTGTCTGCTGCTATTCTACTAATTCTAGGCATACTACTATTTTTTATTAAACTTCTCGAAACTTCGACCGCCAAAATAGGCACCGATTACAGTTATCAATACTAACTGTAGCAAGTCCGTCCATTTTTGTTCTACGTTAAAATTAACTGATCCACTATCCACAAATACCATAAGGACAGTTGATACAATAAGGAAAACTAGCACAAGGGGTCTTACCGATCTTGTTAGCCAGTTGCCGTGTTCTAAATCTGCTTTCCATCTTTCTGTTACGTTTTTCTGCATTGCAGCTTCAGCGTCAATCAAGACTTTAGTCATCTCTTTTTCAAACGCTTGCTTCTCTGCACCTGTTGTTATAAACCTATCAGCAACGCCAGCTATTTTATCTATAAAGCTACCAGCTGCGCCACCGAATAATTTTCCTAATATCTTACTCATGTTTTATTATTGATCAGTTCCTATAACCATCCACTCTACTATTGGATCCGTGCCATTGGGATTATATGCTTTTAATGTTTTATCGCCATGCATTGGAATAAAAGTAAAATCTCCACCAGCTAATTGTATTAATATAGGATCACCACTTGAAGTATCATCATATATGTATATTTTATTTGCAGCTGTAGCACTTGTGTTTTTTACAAATAAATACGCAATAGCTGCATAATCATCTCCTGTATATAGAGTAACCTGACCGCTAGCAGTTCCTTTAGCAGTTGACTTAACAACGGCTCTAGCTAAACCTGTTGTGTGAGATGCTGTGATGGTGGTAGTAGTTGTTAAACTTAATGCGTCAGTTAAAAGATCTGAGCTTGATATTGTTAATGTTGGTATTATTGTTGCCATAATTATTTATATTTTTTACTATTTACGTTGTATGCTTCTTTTTCCCATGGTAAATTTTTATTACGTGTATCTATGTATCTCATAGGTATAACATGTTTCCTGCCATGCTCCTTATCTTTCCAGTAATAATTGTTATCATCAAACCAAAGCTTACCACTATTAATTTGCTTTACATGAACTTTTTCATGCTTAATAGCTTCATTCTGCGCTTTAGCCGGAGCTTTTCTATTTACCCATATTGTTTTGTCTTGATCTGTATAACCAAGTACTTGTTTTGGTAATGTTGCGTAACGTATTAATTGACCCTCCTTTGATGCAGGATGGTGATCTAATACCTCATTTTTGCTTTTCATTTTAAATGTCATTACCTATCTTTATCTTTAATCATATCATCTATAGCTTTATTATAAACTTTATCTGTATATGATTTGTTATTATAGAATATATTTCTATCTGATATTGGTAAGTCTTCTTCACCTAATAATATTCTATATATTCTGCTTATTATTTGTGAGCATTTAAATGATGTCTTGAAAATGCTGTATTTAATTGTAGTTCTGTTGCGGTGTCGCCATACTTCTATCCAACCTGCTTCGCGTAAACGCTCCCAACGTTGTTTATCCCAGGAGTATGTATATGTTCCGTTTATAAAATCATCTCGTGTAAATCTTCCTTTACAATCAAGATATATAAGTAATTCTAAATCCGCGTCTTTTAAATCATAAGTTTTACAGGCCCATTTTCTTACGAGCCTGTAATACTTAAGAATTTTCAGTTCGCGAATATCGCTAGCCGATAACCTCATTAAGAAGCATCAACTACTGCGATAGATGCGCATGCTGTAACGTGTGCACTAGCGTAAACGCTATTCACTTCGTCAGCTACTGTCACAAATGGGTCACCATTAGGGTGAGCATTTATTGCAGAAACGATGTCCTGTAAAGCTTCCTTGTATTTTCCAGAAGCAATAGTAAGAACAACGTGAGCTGCATCAACACCTGAGGTCCCTTGATTTTCTTGAGTTGACTCAAAGTAAACTCTCATTGAAGTTGCAGATGCCATCTCAAAGTGTGAAATTTGAGCTACAGGAAATAAAACTACTTCCTCATCACTTGCTGTTCCTTCAGGAGCTGCAGATGCGAAATATAAAAATTTATCCATTTTCTTATATTTTAATTGTTAAACATATTCAGTATAGAGTTTATAGTGTAAGGATTACGGTCTAGTCTATTAACACTACATCACCAACTTTGATGATATAGTATAATATATCTTTATGTTGTATGCTGTGTCCAGCGTGTTTATCATAATGCACCACATCGCCCTCGCTTACGCCTTCAACGAGGTTACCTATACTAATAACCTCAGCCTTTACATACCTATTGTCACTGTCTACACTATCCATAATGTCTAGACCAGCAATTTTTTTAGGTTTTTCTTTTATGTTTTTAACTACTATATAATAACTAACGGCTTTCATTTGGATTCAGTCTAATATTACTTACAATACAATCAGCCGACGTTATAGTAGTCGCAACACTCACCGCATTTTTTAATGCAGTCTTTGTAACTAAGACGGGGTCTACGATTCCAGCTTTGATCATTTCAACACTATTACCCGAGATAACATCAAAACCAACGCCAGTGTTGGTAGGCGTTTCGTAGTTTTCAATACCAGCATTATTCATTATAGTGATAAAAGGTGATTTAATCGACTTCGCTAGTATTTTCTCCCCAATATTGTTACTTTTTTCAAGCTCTTGCGCAGCGTTAAGTAGCGCTATACCACCACCTGCAACAATACCTTCACGTAAAGCTGCTTTAGTAGCGTAAATAGCATCCTCAACCCTGTCCTTCTTTTCTTTCAATTCAACCTTTGATACAGCACCAACGCGTATCATACCAACCGAACCGCTTAACATGCTCAGTCTTTGTTGTAAATGCTTCTTTAGAAACGGATCTTTCTCTTTTTCAATGAGCTTTTCCACTTCTTTTATTCTTTCCTGTATTACCTTAGTGTCTTTATTAACAGTTAACACAGTTTTTTCACCGTCTGTTACGCTTTTTAGCGCAGAACCAAGCACATCTGGCTGTATTAGGTCTAAATCATCGCCTAATTCTTCATTTATTACCTTTGCACCGGTTAAAATTGACAAATCTTCAAGCGTTCCTTGCCTTGTAGACATAAAACCAGGTAAATCTATGATGTTTACGTCTATATTGCCCTTAATCTTGTTCATTAAAAGCGCAGATTTTGCTTTTTCGTCAATTTGTGCCATAATTAGCAGTGATTGCCTGCTTTGAATCACATGCTCTAGCACGTTTTGTATCTTTCTAAGGCTAGGTATGTTACAATTTACAATTAAAATAGCAGGGTTATCAAGTTCTGCTACACCTTTGTCCTTATTTGTAGTAAAATGTGGTGATGTTAGGCCAGCTTCAAACTGTACACCATCAACTATTTCAGCAAAAGTCTTTTCAGATTCAGACTCTTCCATCATTACTACACCATTTTTACCTACTTCTTTGTAAGCTTGTGATATAATTTTTCCAATTTGCCTATCGTTGTTGCAACTAATACTGCTAACGTGCTCCAAAAGATCACCTTCAACCTCAACACTTTCTCTTTCAAGATATTTATTAACTTTATCCAAGCCTGTATAAATACCGTCTTTAATTTCACGTATAGTTTTGTTAGATAATTCTTCATTTATGTTTTTTAGTAAAGCTTCGGTTAAAACTATTGATGTGGTTGTACCATCACCTGCTTCCGCTACTGTTTTGGCCGATGCTTGTTTTACGAGTCTTGCTCCTATATTCTCCACGGGATCAAGCAGGACAACTGATTCTGCTACAGTTACACCGTCCTTTGTGATCACTGGAGAGCCTAAAGCGTCTTCGTATATTACACACATACCTGAGGCACCCAGGGTGGACTTCACTGCTGCAGCTAGTTTATCCACACCTGCTAATACCTTTTCTCTGGCTTTATCGCCAAAATTAAGATCTTTAACGATCTCACTAGGGTTATTATATTCCATTAAATTAAATTTATTAGTTATTATTTAAAAGTTTTTACGACTTTAGGTCCTTTTACGAACTCTAACTTTTTGCCGTAATGTTCAACGCTACCATCAATTGCTGCTTCAGCAGACTCTAATGTTTCACGTCTAGTGACATCGTACCAAGTGTCGCAATTACAGTCGTCTCCTTTACAACCGCAATTTTGAGGGTCTCTGTACTCGGTCTGGTAGTATCCATTGGGTAATTGAACTATCCTCCAGTTTTTCTTATCTGAAAGATGTTTCCAAAGATCAATAGTTTCCTCTTCAGAGTTTGTCATTTGTTTGTATTGTGGTTGACCATTCCACGTCTTTGTGGTCTTATAATAAAAGTATGTCATTGTTTTAAGTTTAAATTGGTTTAACATGGTGTACTTCTACACTTATTTCTTTTTACGTTTTTTACCCATCATAGGTTTTTTACCCATTGTAGGTTTCTTAGCCATTTTAGGCTTCATCATTTTACTTTTTTTCTTCATCATTGTTTTATAGTTTAAAGTTATTTCTTTTTATTAGGATTACCTTTGCCACCGTCTTTTTTACTAGCATGTACAGCTTTTCTTTGTGCGGCTGAAACATAGTTATTAGGCTTATTAGAATAAGCGTCTCTAACACTATTCATTTTATTCTTAGCTTTAGATATCTTAAGTTGTTGCTTCATTACTGATCTTGCTGCAACGGAGGTTTTTTTATTTTTTGCCTTTTGCTCTTTTTTACCTAGTCTTTCTATTTTAGACTCAGCGCTAAACGGATTCTTTACTTTCATAGGCTTGTTCATCATAGCGGGGTTACCGCCTCTAAATAAATCTGTTATAGATTTTCCGATGCCTACTAAACCTGCTAAAGGGCCTATTGCATTAGCTACATTACCAAATGTAGACATAGAGCCATCGTCTTTACTAAAGATACCTTTTAAAAACTTAGGTTTAAGTGCTCCTTGCTCACCCGTACCCATTTGTGGTTTACCTTTATTTATTAATTTGTATTTGTTTATTTCCCACTGATCTAACTTACCGTTTTTGTTAATATCCTTAGGTGTGTATTTCTTTGCTGCCATTGTTATTTTAATTTATACTTTGAAAATTGTTGTTTTTTTATCGCATAGTTACTGCCTCCAATACCTACTGGTCTTACGTTTTCGTTACCCCCTGGTTGAAACTTCTCTCTGTTAACTATTTGTTTGTTAATTAAGTTTTTAACGCCTAATGTACTTACTATAGTATCACCTTTTTGAACATTAGCATTGTACATATCTGCTGCATCAAAATCAGGATATTGCTTTATAAGATCTTTATTTGCTTTTTTATACGATCTAAAATCCATTTGTACTGCTGCGCCTTCTTTTAAATTGTCGATGCCTTCTGATATTCTATTACCTATATTTTTAGTTATGCCTTTTAAGCCTAATCCTCGCTTATTTTGCTGAGGTAAATTTACATAGTTAAGTGGTGCGTTTCTCATATTAATCATAATTACAGGTTTCTATTAGTATTTAAGTAGTGTGACAATAGGCCCTTATTATTAGACTATATAGGGCTAATGTCACTATAAAAAAATTGTGAGATAATTAGAAGTAGAGTGTTGTACTATGACATAATGTCATACATATAAAAATAAAAATGACAATATGACAATGGGCCCCACCAATATTCTAGAAATACACATTATTATTTTCAACAATCTATATACGATGCCATATAGATAATACTACTATACAAACAAAAACAAATATATCTTATGACTAAATTAAAATTCACTTCACTTGACTACAATAAATTCATACAAACTATTGATTCACTAGATTCCAATAATAATGATTACACAATTGAAACTGATTATTTAGATTCTTATTATATAATAATAAAATAAATAGAAAAAGAGAGATAGTGCGGTATACTTTACTAACTAAAAATATACAATAAACAATTACACTACTTTACAATGTAAATACTATAACTATAAGATAACATTACTATACAACTTAAACATAAAACAAATACAACTATGAATACAATCACTTCTAAAAGATTTGTAGTAAGAAAAAGTCTTCTTAATACAAACACAAACATAACTTTCACTAATAAAAAAGGAAAAGAAATTACTTACTCACACGATAAAGTATTTAATATAATGAAAGATACTCTCACTAACTTACCATGTTGGTTAAAGTATAAGAGTTACACTGCTACTAATAATATTCCATTAGTACTTAGAGATAAAGAGTTAGTTTAATAGCTCTTTACCTCATCTAGTCTTGGAGCAGAGGTGGGTTTCGACTACTCACACTAGAACTAAATTACAACTTACTATGAAGAATAATAAACTAATTACAGAGACACTAATGTCTATAACTTTCTTAACACTTTTAACATTACTACTATGGATAACACTAATAATAATAGGATAACTATACTAACCTCAGAAGAAATACAAATGGTTTTAGATAACTGGTATGACAGGTTAGATTCAAGTGATGAGTTTACAATGTAAACACGATCATTAACAGATAATATATATAAACAACTATGAATACAATTAAATTTCTACCAAACAATAAAATACTACTTAATAATAAAACATTATTAAACAAAATAAATAACACTAACCAGTATGCCTCTTGGTATACTATTAAAAACAAAAACTATGGCGATACAATACAACGCTTACCAATCAATTAAATGTGGTAAAAATACAACAGAAAAAGATTTATACGAACTATTTGGCGACGCTATAACCGTCCATGATGGTAAAGGTAATGAAATAAAAGACTATTTTAAACATAAATACAACAAAAGAAATGGCTGGAATAACTAAATACCAACAAGAAAAGCAAGCATTAGAAGATGCTTTCGCAAGAAAAATGTTACTTGACTATGATATACGTGAAGTAACTACGCAAAGACAAGCTAAAAATGGCACTAGAGAGTTTAAATTCCCTGTTAGTTGCTTCAGTAAGCAAATGATTAAGTGGAACAGTGAGCATTCACTACCAAAAACTAAACTTAGAATGGCTATATTTAAAAATGGCTATGTAAGAAAACAAAATGGTGCGTATTGTCCTTACCCAATTAACAAAAGGTATAGACAAAATGTGCAACATACTTTACTAACTATTAACGGAGAGTTGAAAACTAGAAGATATAATACTCTTGCCTATGAAATAATACATGAAAGTATCGCTATGATGAACTATATGTTAAACTATTATTTAAAGAACTATGCTAAGTAAACTAAGTATTGAAGAATTTGAGAAATTAGCAGATCAAACTGCTGAAGAATCTATAAAAGATATATATAGAGCGTGCGATTGGGCACTAGATGGATACGAAATCAAGAAAGATTTCAATGAAATTCATGGCACACTGATGAAAGCTGTCACTAAAAGAATAGCGATTCAAATGGGTGTAACAAAAGAAAAATAAATACAATATAAATACGA